AGTTCCACCCTCTCCACCGGCACCACCTTCACCCCCAGCACCAGCACCACCACCAGCAGTACCTCCACCGCCAGCATCATCAAAAAGCCCTCTGCGTCTTAGGGGGTCAAAGCGAAAACCTCTTGTTGTTAAAAATAAATTATCAAATGGCATATTTACCTCCCGTTTTTTAAAGTCCCGTCGGACTATTAATTACCGCAGCTTTTACCGCCTTCAGCGTGTTGGGCAGAAAAAGGTTACCTAAATACTGTTTCATATTTACCTCTACCGCTTTAAGTCCGTCGACTGTTATTTCCGTGCTTTAGCCCGCACGTTAGGCAGGTATAACAAAACCTCTGGCGAATATTTCTACCAGAGGTGATTTGATGAATAACCCTATAGATCCAAACTGGACAATAGCAAATGACAAGTTATCAGTGCATGTCGGTATTAACACTCGTTTATGGATTTGTCGTCAAGACAAAACAATACCCATTCTTATCATGCTTGGCCGCGAGCATACACAAATTTTCCTTAAGGAAAAGTGCTGGCCTGCCATACCCAAAGGACAACATTACTACAAAAGCGGCAAGCGCTGCATACCTATTGAATTTAATAGTCCTGGAATATATGGCATTGCAGTAGAATCTATGCCAAAACCTCAAAAGAAAAAGCGCTAACCCTTTATCGCGCTTCCTACTTCCCTGTATAACTGCTGCAACTCCTGATATTTCTCGCTGTTGGCCCTTTTCATTGAAAGAAATGCGCTGAAAGTCTTTGGCGTATCGTTGGGTAATCGCACCATGTACTTCTGCCATTGTTTTCTTGCCTCGTTAACTTGTCGCTGCTCCTTAGTGAACTCCAGGTAATCCTTTTTTGCAGCCTCGGATTCCCTACTTATCTGACTCATACTTTTTGTCTCTTCCGGTTCACCGGCCAATTCTGGCAAGAATAAACCAAAAGCATGCTTACAGCGCGGATGAAAGAGGCCGAAGCCTTTTGCTTCATCAAGGGTGCGATAACCCTCCGTTCTTCCTGTAAGCGAAAGAATTTGCCCCTCCCAGGGCCTACACAGGGGGCATGGGTTAGAGTGCCGACTGATTTTCACCAGGTCCCTATCATGCTCCAACAATCTATTTTTAGTGCCCTCAAGGTGTGCCTCCATTGTTGTCGTCCTGCTTACCATGTCGGCGTAACTTCTCATGTTCCACTGCCGCCCCTTGACATCCTTAAAACCGGTTATCCCCTGTTCTGCAAGCTGCTCCCGATAATTCTTAGCCACCTGTTGCCACGATTTATAACCGACCACACTGCCCCGGACATTCTCCAGCGCCAAAGCCCGGTAAATATCGTTCACCCGGCGTCCAATGAAGCTTGTAAGGTCATTAAACCGGTTTAGAGCTGACTCAGCCAGCACCCGAGCAGCCTGCTGGTGGATTGCGCCAAATCCTGCTATCACCCTGCCGCCTGCCGCCTCAATTTGTTCTCCTGCAGCCTCAGCACCAGCGATATAAACCTGGGGCAAAGCTTCCTCGCACCATTGCTGAGAGCCATTAAGCAGGTCATTTAGAATAGCCTGGACATTTTGGAGCATCCCCTGCAGATACCTCGTGTCATTGCCTTTCAGTAAACCCTTATTTAGCTCGTTTAATATTTCAGTCTCAGCTTGGCCGTAAAATTCAAACAGCCGGGCAGCCTCGGCTTCAGATAGGCGAACAAGCTTTTCATTAGGCCCTGGCATTACTGGTCACCGCCTGCCGTCCTAAAGCAGTACCTTTCCCCGCAATCAGGACACATCTTATCCACTGCATTCTCTAGGACTTCTTCCACGACAAGTTCAGCGCCGCATACTTCGCAGCATGTTTCCCTTACCTTTTCCATACCTCTTATGGCCACGTCTAAGCCATCACGCATAGCTTCAAGATATTTTCTGACATGACCAGCTCTCATAGATATGTATACATGATTTCTTGCCACTATTGATCACCTCCCGTCGCACCGCCTTGACCGGGCAAGCTTATCCGTGGTGTAGGTGAAGGCCCTGCTGCCTGCTTCTCTGCCTTAATCCTGTCAATCTCCTCCTGCAGTGCGTCTCCTTCTAAGCCATCTAACCGCCTTAAGCTACTTTCAAGAGAGGACAGTCCAGCAATATATCTGGATGATTCAATTTCAGCCCCCTCTTTTGGATCATCTGGTAGGCCGTCTTTCCAATCGATATGCACTTGATCAATCCTCACGGCATCCCGCATGCCCTGGGCTACCTCAAGGGCAGAGGCCAGTTTTAGCGCCTTTTTCAGTGCCGGGTCAAAGCGCATCCGGATCCGGTTCACCTTAGCCAGTGGTGCCAGCATCAGTCGGCGAAGTGCCGTCCCGCTTTCGGCTAGGCCTGTTTTAAGTTGCCCAAAGGCAGCCGCCGATGTTTCGGATAAAACATATAGCTGCTCCATCAGTATTTCAATTTGCTTAAAAGCAGCCTCTAACTGACCATCCCATACAACATATCCGGGAGCCAGATCCCCTTCGGCCATAGGGAAAAACTTACCCCCGGCTCGGAACGTTGTCTGACCACTTATCGGATCAATCTCCAGGGCAGATTCCGGGCCGTACATATTCGGATCGCTGTGCTTGTCCAGGATCCGGCTTATCTGTGCCACCCGCATTTCGATCTCCTGAATAATGCTTTCCAGGTCGGAGTAATCGTCCAAGCCGGTGGAGCGATCCGTTGTCAGTAGGTTAGGTACCGGGATAATAAGAAAATCATCGACGCCAGTTTCCTGCACCACTTCATCATCAACCTGGCTCCTGATTTTGTCGTTAACAATCTCATACTTTCGGGTGGTGATTTTGCCTTTTTCGTGTATCTCAGCCTTTAGATATTTCACTTTCTTGGTACCCAGTATCCTCTGGACATCTTCTTCATAGGTCCAGGCAAGTACGTGGGCCACTATGTCCTTCACATTGTCAGGCTTGCACACTGGGAACCACACTGCAGGAGGTTGCCCCTCAATAATGCCTCGCCTGTCGTAGCGAACCTTAAAAATACCATCACCAAAACGAGAAACGTCAAGAGCTACCTCATAACTGGATAGGTAAAGGCTGTTTTCCTCAATGAGTCTCTCCGTTGTCTCTTGCTCCGGGGTATCCTTGTCCCCTGCAGTAATACGCGGCGTTTCCCCTAAGAGAAGGTCGGCAAACAGTGTTGATAGGCGTTTATTCCAGTTAAGAACGATTTCCATAGTTGCTTGCTGGTCCTCACGCAAGAGGCGAATCCAGTCTTTGAATACTTCCCGGTGTTTGCCTTCAAATAACAGACGGTTGGCGGCGTACATATTAAGGCGCTCGGTCTCTGTTTTTGGGGGCCATTGTTGGCCGGGTGAGAGAAAATCTAGTGACGTTAACGTAATAATCACCACCTTTAGTAACCAGTTGGTTTGTTAAGCGTACCGGCAGTAATCCGTTTAAGCATAGTTTGAATTACATAACGAGCCGCGTCAAGTGCGTGATCGCTTGCCTTAATCGGCTTATCTTCACCACGTTCCTGCGCTTTTAGATCCCAAACATAGCTTGATATTTCTTTTAGAAGGTTGGGGCAATTTTTCTTATAAACAAAAAGGCGGCCGCTCTTTAAATGATTAGCCACATTACGAATACCGTCGATCACACTATTATCTGCCGGTTTAATTCCAGACACCCCATCCCGCCGTAACTGCAAAATAAAACTCTTGGCGCTGGGGTCAATGCAAATTGCCTGCGGATTTCGATCTTTAATAAATTCCTTCAAGTCCTTACTGTATTCGGCATCAGTTTTTTGCCTTCCGGTTTTAGCGCTATCCCAATAATACTCGTCAATAATATAGAGCTTTTGCCCCAATTGACCAAATAACATAAAAGCTGTTGGGTTTCCGGTGGCATAATCAACGCCAAGAAGGTACCTGTTAAATTTCTTAGGGATTTCGTCGACAGCATGAATGCCGTCTTCCCACATATCATAAATAACGCCTTCTGCCAGTACCCATAGTCCCAGGATAAACCGCTTAAAAAATACCCCGGAATACATTCTACGGTATCTCTCCCGCACTCTCTCCGACAGACTTAGGTTATCGTCCATAGTGAAGTGCAGGTGAACAGCATTCTTACCTTTAAGCTTTTCTAACCAGTTTAGCCTGAACCAGTGATAAGGTCCTTCCGGGTTACAGTTAAACCAGAGCTTTGATCCATCCATAGAGCAACGAGCTGTTGCCTGATTAACAAAAGACTCGGGCATCAACGCAACTTCATCGAATAACATGCCAGCCAGCGTAATACCCTGAATAAAGTCTTGACTGCGCTCGTCCTTCCCACCAAAAAGGTAAAAGTAGTTAACACGACCCTTCCAGGTTATCTCAAGATAATTCTCACCGGAACGATGATCCTTAACCTTATAGCCGCGACCCTTTAGAACCTTTTTTAGTGGCCTAATTACGTTTCGTCTCAGTGAACCTATGGACTTACCAGCCATGCCTAAATTTTGGTCATCAAAAGTCTCCATGGCCCATACTACGAAGGAGAGAGACATAGGTAAAGTTTTTCCAGACCTAACCGCACCGTCACATATAATAGCATCTTTATCTTTAACCGGAGAGTTTGGCATCCACCAAGTCATTACCTGGAGTTGCTTTTTGGAGAGCGGAGCCCACTTAAAGGGCTTACTCTTGATCCCCCTCATCTGCGTAGCCATCCCAGGCATCACCCGCCTTATTAGACAGCGCATCGATAAATCCGTCGTCAACAGTGTCTTCTGGATCACCCATTACCTTGGATTTTTCAAGCTGTAAACGCTCCTTATTTATATCCATATCTTGCTTTAGTTTTTCCAGTCTGAGTCGGTGTTCTTCGCTAACCCTACCCTTTTGTATTGTATCTTCATACCTAGCTATAAGACCCTCCAAGGTCTTCATAGCTGTGCTCTGGGCTTTTAAGAAACCAGCCTGTTTATCCCATGCAAATTGGAGTTCCCATTCTTTCTCCCAGCTATCACTTTGCATACTACTGGTTTCCTTCTGGCGTTTCAGGACCTTAGTTAAATCATCTTGGTCCTTAACAAACATAATCTTCTGCGCCCTGGCTATAGCCGTATACTGAATTACTATCTGATCCCAAAGAATATCCAGAGGGCTTTTCTCCATAATCTCACTTACGATAGCTCTCGTTTCCTCATCATCAGGGAATATACGAGCAAAGAAGCCATGTTTTGTAGCGTTTTGGCTACCAGGTGGCGGCCCCGTACTCTTCCCCCCGTGAAACTTGCACTTGTCTTTTCCCGGCTCCGCTTTCTTTTTGCAGCGCTCGCCGGTCTGTTTTGATTTCGCGGTACACTGACCTTCCCAACCGTCCAGATGGATACGGCAAAAGCGCTCTCCATCCAGAGCCTTATTCCGGCAGCGCTCACCAGACTTGTGGCCGATGGCTTCACACTGGCCGGGGAATGATTCCTCTGTCGCTTTGGAGTACTCCGTTTCTTTTGGAGTACTCCGTATATCTTTTTGGAGTACTCCGTTTAATTTATCGTCCCATTTATCTTTACACTTCCAGCCGCTTACCGACTTCTCTGGTATATTTAGCTGGTTAGCGATTTCCCTGTTAGTAATATTTCCTTGATGCTGTTTATATATTTCAAACGCATTGTCCCTCTCGGGGCTTCGCTCCCTTGCCATCACCTCACCTTCATTCTTCTGTTGTATTATCATGGAGCCGGGTGCAGGAATCGAACCCACATCAATGCTTACTGGGCATCCGCTCTACCAATTGAGCTACCCCGAGCATAAAGCGCAAAGCATATTTTACCCTGCGCTTGATTAGTTAAGCAGTATATATCAGTATATTTAAAAATTATAGCGGTTACATAATAATCACTCCCCTCAATTTATTCCGCGTGGAATATTATTCGTTTCTTGCTATAGCTGCATTGGCCCACATAACCGATTCTTCTAACTTAGTCATGGCCAATGCTTTTTCTCTGCTGTTTGGGCAAAGACTGTCGATAAGTTCAGCAAATGCTTTGGCAAGCTCCCGTATCTCATTATACTTTTGCGGCTGTCCTTCTTTGGGTGCATGATAAGTAAAGCGGTTTTCTATGTCCTGATTTGGCATAATAATTCCTCCTTTGATTTAATAAAACAAAGAAGCCTCTCGGCCTCTCATTTCTTTTTCAATTCTTCCAACATTTTCTCTTTCTCAGACTTAATATCTTTCCACCAACCTGGAACCAAAACCATTTTACCATCGACGTATTTAAAATCCAGCGGGTTAACCGGGCTCACCTTCAAGGGGTCTGCACCAACAACCTTCCGCATCAAATTACCCCTCTACTTATAGTTTGCTTTCGTACGACAAGATTAATCTTTTTTTCAGCCCGACTAACAAAATTTTGGACACTGCCCTTATTACAGCCCATATAACGCCCAGCCTGTGCAAAGGAAAACTTTTCACCGCGAACCAAGTAGTAGGCTTCCCTTTCCCGCCCGGTTAGAGTAGACAATAAATTTCCTAATATTTCTTTCGATTCTTCGGAGAGTGGCTGCACTGCAGTTCTTCTATTAGTTAGGTAACAAGCCATGTTCTGCATGTCTATTGGTATCTCTCGCTTATCCTTTGTCCACCTAGCGGTTGTCCACTTAGTACCCGGTATTTTGCCAGTATCCATAATATCGATAGCCCAAAGGGTGTCAGATATCATACTATTACGCTGCACTGGTACCACTTTGGCCTCGCGCAATTTCTTAATCGACTTCTTGTACTCCTTAATCAGTTCCTGCAATTCATCCACCCCCGTTAAATATGTTCTAGCCAGGCGTTACCTGGCTTGTGTTGTCCTAATCCTTTTCTATCTCTATCTCGAAATCATCCAGGTCACTTTCTTGCACATTGCCCTGCACCGCTTTATCCACCATATGCCATTCCATGCTTTCGATTTCACACACCGGCTTATCGTCGTCATCGACCAGAGCTAAGGGCATATTGGCGTTAAATAGCTTTTCCGTTGCATCTTCCTTACTCTCAGCCTTGATGCGAAAATAAATCCTTGCAACTACGCTTACCTCTCCGCAAAATTCTTTCATCACTCACGCCTCCCTCTTCCTCTCACCGCTCCAAAGATTACCCCTTATCCAACGCCATATATTACGTCTAAAACGCCTTGCCGTTGGCGATAATTTGCGTATTTCAATACGGCATTCTGTTTGTCGCCATAAAGGTAGGTTTTTATTTTCTGGCAGGCTAGGTTTAAAAACTTGCAAATCAACAATAAACTTCTGGAATTCATGCGCTAATTTCTGCCATCTTTCCCGTATTACAACGGCATATTTTACTATTACATCACGTGCCGCCCTCAAGTGAGTGGTAAAGTCTGGCACCACAATGCCTCTAATTTCAACAAGCTGCAACCCTCTCAACCTCCCTCTTACCGCCCCGCAAGATTATAGTGCTGACAACTAAAACTCCACCTTCAAGCCTTAAGACTGCTGTATAACCACTGTCAAATAAAATAAAGGCATTTCCATTGTCGCTGAATTTTATCCTATATCCGATTAGCTCATTAACGGCCCATTCAATCTCAGAAAATAGTTTCTTTCGGGTTTTCATACCTCTACGCTCCCGATAACGTTTAAAGGCATGATCCGATACGATTACTTTATGTTTACGATATCCGTACACCCCGCCCCCTCCTTCGGTATCCTAATCACGTCTATAAATAAATACTTCCGTCCTCGGCCTCTCCCGATCAACTTTTAGTTCAGGCACCGGAACCGTCACCAGCTCCCCGTTATCGTCCACCAGAATCCCCGACCGAACCAGCGCATCCATAAGGAATTTGGGTGCATAGTTGTCCTGCGGGTCCCGGCGCCGGTTAGTCTTAAAGTAGTGAATCACCTGTATCGTCGCCCGCTCAAACTTCGGTAGGTTAAAGCACATAACCAGCTTAGAAATAGCTTCGGACAGATCATCTTTATATTTTCCCTGCTTTGCCCAGTGCCAGTTTTTCCATTCGTTCAAGCTGACCGGGGGAAAAGGTATCTGAATCCACACACCGCCCGGAAATACTTTCGCGTCCCACTGTACCTTCACTAAGGGAAGGGCTACGGGCTTTGGCGCCCGCTTTCCCTTCTTGGTCTTATCAGTCAACCGGTTAAACTGCTGGAGACTTAACCTGGTCATTTAGCTTCCCGAAGTCCCAATATAACTAATGGCTCCGGCGAAAATATACTAACCGCTGTCCTGGCTCGCAGCTTTCGAATATGCAGCGCCCAGGGGTACTGAGCATACGGTTTCACGTCTACCATAGTGCCCTTTACCTCTTCTGTCTGTTCCGACATTGTTTTTTAACCTCCCACATTGTAATTTATAACCTCTCAGCCATCTTACCAAGCAGTCCGGACAGCGCCTTTTTATATTTCCCATAAGCCTCTTGGTCTGCCTTCCCGATTTCATCAAGCAGCGTAAGGATGTCTCCGAAGCCTTTGACCAGTTGCTCAAAATGTACGGTATATTTTAATACTGCAGTATTCACCACCTGCTCAGGCTTAGCTTCAAGCTCTACAATTTTTCCCCTAAGTTCGGCAAGCTCACGCTCTACTTCCTCCGGAACCTTTTCAATGATTTCTGCGGCCGTGGTCTCGATCGGCTTTTCTCTGAACTTTTTTTCAAGCTCTTCAATTTTTCCAAGAGCTACATGCAGCTCATTGTCCGTTTTTTCGAGAGATTCTTTTAGGTGCTCGACTAACGCTTCATTTCCAGCACTCTGCGCCTCAGCAAGCTGGCGTTTGGTTTCGGTGATGGATTCGGCTAATTTCTCTACTTTTTCCTTGTGGTCTTTGCGTTCTTCTCGAAGATCCTTTTGAAGTTTTTCAGCAAGCTCTTTTTTCTCCCTCAGAACCTCAGCGGTAACCCTTAAATCACCTTCTACCCTCTGTTTATCCTCTAAATTTTTACGTGCTTCCTCGGATTTTTTAGCTAGAGATTCCTGAGCGTTCTTAATCTGTTTTTCTAGTTCTTCCTTCTCCTTGATGGCCTTCTGTAATTCTCGAGTAGACATATTTTCAATGTGGTTTTCTGCAGCAAATTGCTCCCTGGAATCAGCAGGTATACCTAACAGAGCAACAGCCTTTGAAAATGTCAAATTCCGATACGTTGCGGAATTTAGATGGTTTTTATATTCCTCATAAATCCGCATAAGCCTACTTGCTGTATCCTGGGAATAATCTACACTAACTTCTAGCCATTTTCCCCAGAGTCCATGCGCCAACATAGCTTTTGCCTCGGTTAGCCTACGTCCAATCTCTACGCTTGCGTGCAGGATGATCGTTTGCGTTTGGCTTTTTAAAGCGCAAATCTCTGCTGCTACGACTTCGGGAGTGCGGGTTACGGTTAGTTCGGTTATTTCCCCGGTCGTCAGTTCTGCTGGTGTTTTATCCGTTGCCTTGGTCAATTCGCTGCCTCCTTTCTGTTCTGTTTAAACATGCTTTCCAAGAAAACTTCCAAAAATATCTTAACTTCCTTAGTAGCTTCACAGTTTTTAAAACCGCGACACTGGATTAATTCGCCCTTTCGGATTTCTACACTATAATAAGGCTTATCTGATTCCTCGGTTTTGCGTATGAAAAATAAATCTGTCTGGCCGTCCGCGTATCTCCTGGAATAGCCACCTATGCAGTGACTTAATGTGCTTCCTTCTGCGATAATTTCCTTAGTTGAGGAGGCTGGTCTTATCAGTAACCCGTTATACTCAAAACGGTATAATTTATTCAGAACGTCAAACCTTAGGTTTATTCTCCTGTCTAGCAGCTCATCTTCCCTATATTTGACCTGCTTGATAGTGTTCTGGTGTGCCCTGTGAAGATTGCGGGGAAAAACTACAGTTTCCCTGGATAAATCCATTCCAAGCCTCTCACAGTCGGCCAGGTAGTCACGCCATGTCCTCAAACAATCGTCGTAACGTTTAATTTTATTTTTAGATAACTGCTTGGTAAAGTAGCTGTGAAGCTTTCTTAAGCTACCGTACTGCTTAAGTTTCTGCCACTCTTCCAGCATATGCCCCCAGTTTGTAGCTATAGCTTCGGCCTCGGCAGGGGTTAAGTTGGAGTCGTCTTTCTTGCCTGACTGCAGTATTTTTAGGTCAAGAAAAGTCATTGTGATATCGTTTTTCCTGATATCGTGAAGCTCCTGCTTAGTAAGTCCCAGTACCTGCAGTGGGGTCTTACCCCTCCAGTTGATAGCTCTGTAGGTTTTATGCCAGCCCAACTTGTCTTTTACTAGGTGGCTAAACCCTAGCTTAGTCAGATATTCGATACACTGATACCGCGAACATAAATCAAAGAATTCCACCATATCATCAATCTGATATTGCTCCCACGTACTGTATCGATACGGTGTACCTGCCACCGCCTCTATAATACTGTCACGTGAGTATGTGCAGTGTATGTTATGGTTTCTGTCTCGGTTAAACTGACACTTAGCTGCCCGCGCCCTGTACCATGAACTTGGTTCCATCGTTTGGGCCATGCTGTAGTATGTCTGCCGGTGAAATGCTACACCGGCAGTTCCAGGCTGAAAAACATACAAATCCATGTCAGCAAATTTCGTTTCTACAGTTCTGTAATCTCCCCTGAAATCCCTGACTACATAAGTTCCGATGGCTACAATGGCCTGTGGGTCGATAGCTGATTTGAGGTAGTACGTAAAGTAAGCCTCGTCAATCAGTTTTTTACGGCCGCGCCAAGCTGATCTGACTGTGCAGTAGGCTTGACAGTGCGGGCAGGTAAGCATTTGTTTATGTCTGAGTTTATCAGCGTCAAAATACTTCCTGCAGTAGGTGCAGTAACATTCCAGTCGCGTTCCACTACCGCTTCGCTCAACAAAAATATAATGCTTATCATGAAAAACCACGTCGTGAGCAAAAATTTTCATGTCAGGAGTTAACCGGTTTGGTATGTGCCTAAAGCACTCTTCTATGTTCATAGCTCCGATAGTAAATCATCAAGGCTGACGTCAAAATCAGTGCTGGTTTTGCTGACCACGGTCTGAGTCGGTACCGGTATCGGTTGCGTCTTCACTTCTGCCACCGCTTCAATCTCAAAATACCTAAGGACTATCGCAAAGCCTTCCTGGTCTGTCAGTACGGCACAGTTACCTACTTTCTTTTTCTCAGCCTCTTTCCGCATTTCATTGAGACTACCGGAGATAGTTTTCCCTTCGGCCAGGATCCGCTCCGCTGATGCAGGACTGTCAGTCAGGTGCTGCAGTAACATCCCGCCAACGGCCTGGATATAAGAGTTGTTACTGTTTTGCTCCATTTCGGTTTTTATTTTTAACATGGATTGCTCAATCATGTTTAATTGCCTCCTTCACCTCTTCATGAGGTTATTTAAGCCGTTCCTCGCCTTGGATAAGCCATATCTTCGCGGGCTTCCCGTATCATGCCACTGGTAACCGCAAAGCTCCGGCCAATCGTAAACCCCTGCATTTCTCCAGTTTCCCCGCAATTACAGCAGGTTACAATGGCCCTCCCGGGTGACTTCCAGGAGTTAACATCTACCCTAGGACTTCCGCAGCCCATACAGAAAAGTATCCCTGCTGTGCATAAATTTTTATCCGGCATCTAATCACTCCCAGCTTAAATATCACTAAATTTTGTAAACTCTTTTTCCCAAGCCAATTCGAAACTTCCGGTCGGGCCTTCACGCTGCTTTGCTATTATAATTTCTGCTATCCCTTGCTTTAAGGTTTCAGCATTGTAATACTCCTCCCGATAGATAAATGCTATTACATCGGCATTATTCTCAATTCCGCCGCTCTCCCTCAAATCTGACATTTGCGGGTGCTTATCCTG